ATCTTCTAACAACTCTACATTACCCATATTATTAGAAAAATTTATTGAATAATAACCAGTACCCTCATCAGTCATACTACTAACATTAAAACTGTCTCTTGCTGCTGCATCAGTTGCTGTTCCGTCAAAGTTTACCCAAGCCTTTGCCGTACCATTAAAAACATAACTTGTATCTAGTGACTTTTCTGTGCTTGTATTTGCTGAATCAGAAGTTGTTAACGTATCAAATTTTAATGTACCAAAAGCCATTATGCTAAGTCTCCTATAATCATAGCAGAACCTATAATAGTATCTGTCACTGAATTACTTGATGCACCTGTAAAACTAAACTTTAATGAACCTACGGCTACAACAGTTTGATGTCCACTATCTCCTGTAACCATTCCTGTTCCTGTATCATCGTTATTTGCTGCCATTGCAAAAGCATAATCATCATTTGCCATATTATTTGTAAAATTAACACTATAAGTTCCTGTTGAATGGTCTGTCATGCTACCTACATTATTTGAGTCTCGTGCCGCTGCATCAGTAGCGTCACCATCAAATTGCACCCAAGCCTTACACAAACCCTGTTGCAGATTAGTCGTGGTAGAATTACCTTCACCTGTTACGGCAATTGAACCTGCTGTGGTTGTGCCTGTAAGAGTGTTGACTTTAACTGTACTCATGCTAAGTCACCATGTGCTACACAGTAATTATACTTTCCATCTATTAAATTTGTTCCACCATAAGAAATAATATCATATGTACCAGTTGCAAAACTACCTGATACATAATTAAGTTTTGCTATACAAGATACATTTGCATAGAAAGTATCACCTGCATAAGCATTTCCCATGTAACTTACTACAAAACTCGTATTAGCAAAATCATTAGCTACATTCGCTACAAATTTTCCAGTAGCGTCATCTGTAAGACTGCTATTGTTAAAAGAATCTATAGCTGTTGTACTTGCCATATCAAAATATACCCATTGCTTTGCTAAACCTTGTACAACATTCTGTGTAACACTTGTTCCACCATCTGTTTCAAACACAGAAGTATTTTTAATTCTTATATCTACTCCTAATGAACCACCAGTTTTTCTAATTGTATCTGTTAGTAATGTACTCATATAGTCACCAATGTTCCACCTGATTCTATTGTAAGTGTCACTCCACTATTGATAGTAAAAGGTCCTGTCACGTTAGCATTTTCTGTAGCAAGTATTGTTATATCTGCTGTCAATGACTGAGCATTTGTTCTAAACAACCCACCACCTTTAAAGTTACCTTTGTTCTCAGCAGCAGGTGTTATTGTTGATGCTTGAGGTGCAAGATAGTTTACAAATATATTCCCTGTGCCACTTGAAGGTGCGGCAGTAAATGTTAAAGTTGTACCATCAGGTATTGTATAAGCCGCAGTATCTTGTACAACACCATCTACAGATACAAGAACATCTTGTACAGAACTTACGGCAGTCGTTAATGTAAATGTTGTATCACTGCCGTCACCATTAAATCTTTGTACGGCTGTTGTACTTTGATATGCTGTTGGTACATCTTTACCTATATACGGCATTAGGTTATCTCCATAATTGACAAACAAACATCTGTTGCACCACTACCTGTTACCTTCAGTACATCAGTTGTTTCCATAACAACTTTATTACCTGCTAGTAATTCTAATGACGAACCTGCTGGAATAGGTGCATTTGTAATCAACTCTACATCTTGGTTATTTTCGTTGTTTGCTCCTGCTCTACTACCTGTATTTGATTCTAAGGTAACTGTTACAGTAGTTTGGCTAGATGTTGTGTTACCTAAAACTAAACCTAATATAACTGTCGTTGTCGATCCTGCTACAGTATATATTACATCTGCTGATGTAACTCCTGCTTTTGTAACTACCTTAAATGTATTTGCCATATTTTATCCTAACGCTATTGCTAATGCTGTTGCATCGGCTGTTGTTGCCGTGCCTAAATTGGCTACTGTTATTTTTTTCATAGTACCACCATCATCTATTAAAACAAAATCGACATCACTACTTGATGTTGTGGTTGAGGGAGCATCAGAATTACCAACTGTTAAGACTGTACTTCCTTCTATTTGAACTGTTCCAGATGCAGACCTTGATATTGTAGTATCACTTGCGTGACCTAATTCTATGTTACCAGATGTTGTTAAACTTGATAAAGTTCCAACTGATGTAATGTTAGTTTGTGCAGCAGTTTGTAATGTACCTGCTAACTGTGTAGCTGTTAATCTTCCTGTGCTAGGATTATAAGTTAAATCACCATCACTCTCTAATCCTATATTACCCCCATCTACATCGCCACCTGACGTAAAGACAACTGCATTATCTTCGTTTGTACTTTCATTATCAGTAATAGTTACAGTTGTTGCTACTGCTGCTGTGGTTGCATTTGCTACAGTTACACCTGCAATTACTGTATTAAGTGCTGTACCATCAACAGTTATTGCATCAGCTTCTAATGTACCATCTATATCTGCATTGCCACTAATATCTAAAGAACTAGCTTCTATTTCACCACTTGTTTTAAATATTACATTATCACCACCATCAACCTCAAAGATGATTTGATTATCTGTGCCAAACTTTATTCTGTTGTCTGCATCTCTACCTATTTCTAAACTCGTATTAACCACAGACGTAATTGCTGTTTGTGCAGCATCTATTTCAACATCAATGGTGTTGTCTGCATCTTGATATGTGACAGTAATACCTGTTTCTGTATTACTTGAAAACATAGCACCTGCTGTATCAGATATAACTTCAGATAATGCTGTTCCACCAATCGTAATTGCATCTGCTTCAACTGTGCCATCAAAGTATGCATCTTTAAATTCTAAAGCATCTGTGCCTAAATCAACAATCGCATTAGTGCCAGGTGTTAAAGCTCCATCTGTAAGTATTAATTGTTTTTCATTTCCAGCATAAAAATTAATTGTATCGGCTGTTTCAAAATCTATTTTAGTTTCATCATCTTCACCAATTTTTATATCTGTAGCGAGTAAAGATGTAATATCTGTTTGTGCAGCATTAATAGTAAATGTTAGATCATACGGATCGCCATCTGAACCAGTAGAAGTGTCTGTCCAGTTTATATCAATACCACCACCCTCAACAAACTTAACCTCTTTACCATCAGCTACAGTAACTTCTGTTCCGTCACCATCTTCAAGAATAAAATTAGTCATCCCAGATTGAGCATCCACATAAGTCTTAATTGCTTTGGCTGATGCTAATGTGTCATCACTTCCAGATACACTTGATATATCGGTATCCAATACTCCTGATTTAAAATCTGCTACGTCAATATTTGAAATTGAATTGCCAGTGCCTTCAACATCAAATGTTTTATTTGTTAATGTAGCTGTTGAAGATGTTGTAACTAATCTAGCATTACCACCAGAACTAGGCAGTGTTAAAGTATTTGACGCACTTTCTGAATGTGGTGCGGCTATAATAGTCTGTCCGTGTGAATTTGCTTCACAGTTTAATTTTATAGCACCTGGATTGCTTCCACTGTCATCAGTGTTTCCTTTTACAACTACCTTACCAGTTCCATGTGTTTGAAGATCAATATCTTGATTAGATGTTGTAGTTACAATATCTTGACCACCTAAATTTAAATTACTAGCTAATGTTCCAAGACTAGTTAAACTAGATGCTGTCACTCCTGAATTAAGTGTACTACCAGTTAGTGTGCCTGCCGCAGCAGTTACAGTTATATTTGCACCTCCATTAAAACTTGTTCCGTTAATTGTCCTAGCTGTCTCTAAAGTAGTAGCAGTATCAGCGTTGCCTGTAATATCTCCTGTAATATCACCTACAAATGTGCCGTTAATATTATTACTTGCATCCTTAAACACTGCTTTATCAGCAGGGTATGTCATAAAGATAGTTCTTGTACCAGATGACCAATTTACTTCATTGTTTGAATTAGAACTAGCTAATATAGTTGTTCGAGCTAATGTAGTTCCAGAAGATGTAAACGTGCCTAACCCAACCTCAAAGTCAGTATTGTCTGTACAAACATAGTAAGTAGTGTCAGCGTTACTAAGATTAGCAGTAAATGTTTCAAAACCACTTACAGCACCAGCTAACGTATATGTTCCAGTGCCTGTGGTAGTTGTGGTTTCTTTAACTCTATCTTTTATTACTAAAGCCATTATCTCAACTCAATACTCAAGTTTGTTGCGTTTATTCTAAATATATCACCCTCTGCTAATGTCTTACTTGCATCTAAAGCACCTACGAATAGTATGTTACCACTTGAACTTGCATCTACAATAAATACATGAGTTATTGTTTGTGTTCCACTATCTGTCTTAGCTGGAAAGTCAATTGCTGAAGTGTTCTTTGCTGTTTGTGTATCTGTTGAATCAGCACCTATTGTTGTCCAACTAGCCGCTGCTACTTGTTTTCTGGAATATCCACCAAAACTTGCTTCTGTTACTGATCCTGCTTCAGCATCAGATACGGCTGTTGCTAGTCCTACATAAATACTGTCACCAGGACTTGAGAAACTTAACGAATTATTCTTGAAGATATAATGTAATATTCTTCTTTCTAAATAGTTAGTTGCTGCTGTCATAATTTATCTCCTATGTTCTTTGCCTACGGGGTAACCCCTGCCTATAAGCATCATTATTTTCCCTAGACTCACCAAAATCTTTTAAACGACTTACTTCTTCCATAAACCTTCTTTCATACAATTGTATAACATCTGCCTCTCCTTTCATAAAAATATACGCTTCTACAAGCGATCCGTAAAGTAAAGCATTGATTGCATTCTTACTTAACCAGGATGTTGTAGTATCACTTGATATAGCGGATATAGCAGAACTATGAGAAGTTGTACTACCTGTTATTGTCTCACCATTGGTAAAACCAGTTGTTGGTACGATGATTGTTAATTTATTATCGCTATCATTTTTACTGTCAATAGTAGCTGTAACACCGCTGGAGGAACCTGTTATTGTTTCTCCTACCGCAAAACTTGATGCTGAAGAAACAGTTAATTGAATTGTACTATCAGCTAAACTTGTTGGTCTGTAATAATAATGTAGCTCAACTGGGTAATTGCTATTAGGTGTAGGAGATAATATAAAATTATCCACATCAAATCGTGCATAGTATTTAGGAACACCTGTAGTCGCAGGATTAGGGTGATATTCTTGAACAAAGTTTACATCTTTCTCTAACAGAAAAACTAAATTACTTGAAACTGTTATTGATAAACTAAAAGGTGAAAAGAAATCTGTTGGAACAGACAAAAATCTATCCGAAGAAGTCGTAGCACTTGTTACATTTTTACGAAAAACTTCAAAGTCAATCATCTTAAAAAGACGATTTTCTGTAGATCGAATGAAGTTTCTTAAATTAGAAACAAAAGTTGTTTCATCATTCTCAGTATAATCTTGGATAGATGTTCTTAATGTTGTTAATGTGTAACTCATTTAACTCTCCAACGTCACGGGTCCAGCAGATGCAATACCACCACCACCTGTGGTATTACCTAACGTAGCTGTAGCAGTTACGCTTATAGTGTACCTATTTGTATCTACCACAGATTGAATTGTAAAGCCAGATGAACCTTGTATAGTAGCACTTGATATACCATCAAAAGGTGATACATCTCTAAAACGAACTGTGCTTGAAGCAGATCTTCCATGACCTGGTTCAGTTACTGTAACAGTTGTAGGACTGCTTCCACCACTTCCAGTTTTAAATGGATTGTGAGGTAAAATAACAGAAACAGATGGCTCTTCTCTATCTGGTCTAGCATCTTTAATTGCTTCAGCATCCGCTGTTTTTACTCGTAAATCTATCTGAGGATGTTTTGGTTCAAACTCATCTTTACCTACAAAAAGACCATTCCATTCTTTTCTCATGTCTCGTAAGCGATAACGAAACCCAGATCTATCTGATATACCATAAGAGTTTTTGCCTGTAGCAAATCGTCCCATCAGACACTCAAGTATTTAATATCGGGTGTTAAAGTTAAAGCCACTTTATCCTCATCCTCGGCTGCTGCTCTTTGAAACTCTTCTTCATAAACAGATTTTAATAACTGTGTTCTTTCTGGTGCACGTTTTATTGACAGATAATAAGAAAGACCTGCCACCATGCAAGGTAGAAAACGAAAAGGAACATCTGATGTATTTTGCAGAGTATCCGCATCTTGTATTCTTCTAACATAGAAATACTCTAAAGTATCTGTGCTATTCTCTGGAGTAGGCCACAAGAATATTTTAGGAGTAATTTGTCTATCAAAGTAATACTGTGAAGGTCTTCCTGTTTGAGTTTTACTTGGTAAATTTAGGTATTCACCTCTCGATATCTTTGACATACTAAAATCTGTACCACTTCTTCTAAGAACAACTTCTAACAAATCTGTGTAATCAGCAGTAAAAGTATAACTAGATGTTCCGCTTGTAAGAGCTTGTGTAGCAGAGTTTACTGTCCATAAATTAAGTCCTCTGTTTGCCCATTCAGAAAACATAATGTTAAGGGAACGTCTAGCTGTTCTTGCATCATAACCTGTTCTAACCTCAAGACCGCATCTTTCGTATGCTTCCTCTACGATCTCACCTACATCTAAATCAAAGTCTCTTGAATCCGAAGTTGCCATTTAATCCTCATTATACAAATTATCAAAAATTTTATTTACATCTAATGTATAGTCTAAATCAGATTTTGAATAATGTATATGCTGTGAAGGTAAAAAATCTGGTGCACCTTCACCTGTTTCAAACCATGCTGGATGTGTAACACGAACTCTGTTGTTTGGCAATGCTACAATATTACCTGTCCACTCACCAGCATCTATCAAATACATTACATGACTTTGTTTATGCTGTGCAGGATCATCTGCTATCTCGCTGTCAGTATAATCAACTGTAAATAAATATTTGGCTGGATAAAAATTACCGCCTATTTTAGCCAACCAGGGACAAGGAGTTGCTCTATCTATTGTATAAACAGCATGAGTATGTGAAGGGCAATCCCAAGGCTGTGCATTATATACGTCCATAGGCACAGGCCATTCTTCTACTGGTATATCAGCCATGAGTGCTGTTATAGGCATTCTTGCCCACATAGCACCACCATGAACATTAGGATCATCTGTATCATCTGTTTCGCAACCAGTAAATATTAACTGAAAGCTTAAACATCTATTAGGCATAGTTGTCACAGCAACAGCCATAGCATGTAAAAACTCTCCGTGATATCTAAGATGATTACAAGTATATTCTCTTCTCACCCAACATTTAAAGTGAGGAATATTACTCTGTAAATAAGGCATTAAGCTTTGACTAACTTGTAACCTTTTTTCTTAGCAGCAGCTCTAATTTGTGCAACAGTCATTACTCTACCTTTAACTTTGCCACCATTCTTCATGCCTTTAGTTTTCATCATACCGCCTGCACGATATCCTTTTTTCTTCATCATCTTTCTACCTCCAGTAGTTATTTGTTTAGGAATATTTGAACGGGATATTGTCATTTAAACCAACCCATTGCTAGATTAGCAACAACGCCAACAACACCGCCCAAGGCCATCATAACCCAAAATCCGCCTCTCCACTTATCAGCAGTAGCACGAAGTTGGGTTACATCTGTTTTTAGTTCTCTCATATCATCTTGAATAGACTCAACTCTTTCTTCAAGTTTAGCCAAAGAAATCTCAAGTCTTTGATTCTGAGACATTTTCATACTTAGTATTCTTTTCTAAGATAAAGAATTACTGTATATGTGTCTGTATCATCATGTCCAACAGTTGTAAATTTTATATCACCTGTTACACCAGAACCGCCATTATTTGGTATACCACCAAAAGATGTATAGTCGTGATGACCAGATTGATTTTCACCAAGTTGAATAGCTAAAACATCTGATGTGGCATCAAATAGGATATTAACTTTCATACCCGTGCATTGCCACCAGATCTTTTGTATTGTAGCACCTGTACAAGTGCTACCATCTGCACTTGTAGCTAGACCACTTACATCAACTTTAGTGACGGCACTTTCTCCAGTGCCATCACTTACGTTTGTGAATTTTAAAACTGCATACTTTGGACCGTCAAGAATGGTTTGAGTTGCTACTGCATCAGCCATTTTAACCTCCTAAGTTTACTCGTTAATTATTCTGCTCATTTTAACATAATGAATATGAATGGCCTCTGCCGCAGCAGCACCAGCTTCAATTCCAATATAAGGAATTAAATCAACATCATCTGTCATAGCCGCTGATTTAGTTGTACCAGTTGTAACTGCTGTACCACCTGTAGAACCAGCTGTGCTTGTCACATTATACTGAGTACCATTTACAAAAATTGACATTTGTCTTGAACTATCAAATTCAATTTTTAAATGATAAATAGTATTGGCTGCAACAGTAATAGGAAGTTGAGATATATGATCTGTGCCACCAATACTGTGAACAAAATGCAGTTTTGTAAAATCGTCAAAAGACTCAGAGTTTGTAGCATCTGTTTGAAACTTAAAGTATGCTTGATCAGCGTCTGTTGCTATCAATTGATCATTAGTTAGTTTTAAACCAGCATATGCTTTTTGATTATCGATTGCAGGTAATGCTATTGATGTTTCAAAATGCACTTGGTTTTCAGTACCCCATAAACAGCCTGCCCATGCTGTTGCAGCAGTATCTAAATGTGGAGTAATGATTGCTTGGTCTTGATCAGCACCTGCTGTTGTTGCTACAATTCCTGCTGATGTAGTATTAAAAGTACATAAAGCAGTAGTCATATTTGTTCCAAGTGCTTCCCAGTTTCTATTCAAAGCTCTTTGAACTTCAACTGTTGACGCTTGGTCAATATCTGCATTTAAGCCAGGTCTTTGTAAAAACCATTCTTCTAAATAAAAACGTCTTGTATCTTGTGGATAATCCCCAAGAGTTCTATCTTGAATTAAACCAGTAGTAGAATCTTTACTGATTAACTTCATTCCATTTTGTGACCTTATAGGTCCAGAAAAGGTTGTATTAGCCATTTGAAATCTCCCGTCTTGGCAAATGTCAATCACATTATGCGATTGTCGGTTAATTATTTATATAATGAAAAAAGCCAGATTGCAATGCAACCTGGCAAAGTTTTTTCTTTGAGAGGAAATAATGAGTAAAAACAATTATTTCATATAAATCCTACCACAAATAAAAAAGGACGGCAAGTGCCGCCCTTCTAATCCCAGAATTTATTTTTCAGTTATGCACCTGGTGAACCAAATACACATCTTGGATCAGAGAATCCAAAAGAATATCTCTCACGAGCTTTATATCTCATGTTTCCAGTATCGAAGTCTGCTTCCATACCAGTTGATAAAGCTACACGCTCAAAATGCAAGAACCCACGAGGAGTGTCTGTCATAATGAAGAATGCATCTGTATCAGTTAGGAAGTCATTAACGACATAACCTTCTGGTAACATGCCCATGTTCTT